AATGGGCTAAAGAATTTGGCAGAGACTAATCCAGAGATTGCTACTTCGATTTCTGATATCTTTAAGGACTTTAATAAAGAAGAAAATTAAATCATGGTAGGATTAACAATAATAATATTAATTATATTAACGTCAGTTTCATTTTATTTTGCATATAGAGCTTATATATTAGCTGGTTTATTAGCAGATTTAGAAGAATATTATAATGAACTAGTTGATCAAAATACATATATGTATAGTAGAATAGAAGAAGCACATGAAAATCTAAAACGAATTGATAGATTAGGTGCATTTGATAGCGATGATGAAGCTGGGACAACATTTGAATTATTAAACGAAGTAACTAAAAATTTATACGATTTATATAATGGGGAGAAAGAAGAAAGCAAGTAATAGATATTGGACTAAAATTACAGAGTGTGCTATACAGGCATATAATCAATATGAAGATAATCCAGTTAAGCGAGAAAAAATTTACCGACGATTCCTGTTTCCACCGTTATTAAAATTAGCAGAAAACAGAATCAATCAAATGAAACCAGATTATATTGATAAGTCATTTGTAGATTTACAAACAGATTTAGTTACATATTTAACCGAACGTTTATATCGAATTAAACCAGGTAAAGGACGTGGGTTTTCATACTTTACGCGTACCTCGTGGAATTATTTAATTGCTGAAAATGATAAAGCATATCGTATGCTAAAACGAAAAGCGGATGAATATGACTTAGACGAAGATCGTAATATAATGGCTGAACGTCATAACTCTGCAGTACAAGAGCATATTAAATATTTTATGGATGAATATATCAATTATTGTTATAATAATTTAAATTATATATTCTCAAATTCTACCGATATACATGTAGCAGATTGTATTTTACATTTTTTTGAAAATCGTATTAATATTGAAGAATACAATAAAAAAGCATTGTATATATTAATTCGTGAACGTGCTGGACTCGATCCAAGTAAAACAAATAATTTAACGCGCGTTATGAAAGTTTTAAGAAGTATATACGAAGAAAAATTTAATGAATACAAAGAAACACAATTCATGAAATTACCTTTTTAATATTTATTAATAAAGGTTTGTTATGGATAAAGATGATCACGTATTTAAAACTACGACATTTTCAGATGTCATGTCTGATGTCTATCACAATTCAAAAAAGAAAGATAGGCAAATATCTAAACTTATCGAACAGTTACAACCATTAATCCGCAAAGCATCTGATGCGATGGTGATTGTACCGTTAATTAAAGAATACTTGGATATATCAGTAAAAAATGATGACCATTTAATTAAATTAGCGGCGATTATTCAACGTTATATCTCAACGAAACAGACTCTAGAAGGAAGTGATGGATTATTTAGCGATGATGAAAAAGAGCAATTATTAGAAATTGCAAAAAAATCATATGTTGAAGAATCTGAAGAAGTACTTGCTGATATTCAGAATGAAGAGGAAAAAATTCGAGAAAAGATTGAAGAAGCTAAAGATAAGTTAAAAGATAATGAAAACGGACGTTAAGTTAGCAGAAGTAGTAGACATCAATACTGATACAAATGTTATAGTTGTTAGAACTATTTCAGATAGCATTCCGCGTACATATGATTCAGTACGTCCTTTAGATTTAAATTCGCTTAAAGTTCCAGTAGTAGGAGAACATGTTACTATAATTAAAGGACTACGACAAGAATCAAATTTAAGTGTACGTAGATATGATTGGTATTATGTAACAACATATTCTATTCAATCAAACATAAATAATAATCTACTCCCGGGCGTAACAGCTGTTGCAAATTTACCAGTAACATTTAATGATACTCAGGTCGATAGTTTGCAACTATATCGTGGAGATATTGCATATCAGGGCAGATGGGGTAATACAATTCGATTAGGAAGTAGCGTCAGTGAATCTACATATTCATTTCGACAAAATTGGACTAGTAAACAACGAAATAGTCCTATAATAATTATATCAAATAATACTGCTAATACTAAGGTAGAATCAGTTGATTCCGCAAATTCTTGTATTTGGTTAACTAGTGATCAGCAAGTTAATAATTTTACTACTAATTATAAAATTCAAAGAACAGATTCATTTGACTCACAATTAATTGGATCTGCGGATCGCATTATACTAAAGGCAAAAACAGACGTAATTGCATTAGATAGCAATGTGGCTATTGAAATAAATGCACCGAGAATTGAATTTGGAGTTAGTCCCACCCTCGACAAAGAACCAACATTACATAGCACGGCTATAATTAAAGCACTGGAAGATATTATTGGTATATTAAAAGTCGGCTTTGGTGGTTCTTTAGAGTCAATTGACTCTAAAATATCAGATGTGGAAGATACATTAAAACAAGCTGCTAATAAAAGTATATGGCAAGATAAATACAAACAACAGGAACTATAATATATGGCCGTAATACCAGTACCCCCGTATAACACAATACCAAATTTATTAACTTCAGCGAAAGGAACGATAACATCGTTACTAAATGATACAATTGCTGATGTTAAGCAAAAAGCTACTGATGTAGAATACTTGATATTTCAGTTACCGCCGATTACTCAAATTACATGTGATGATCCAAATATTAAAAAATTAAAAGCTTTAATATCAAAATTAGAAATATCAATTCAAAATTTAGAAGGCGTTCTTAATGGAATACCACAAATTGCAACGTTCTTACAAATAACTACAACAGCTACGTTGAACGTAATACCTGTAGTACTTGGACTACCCAGTCCACCAACGTTTCCAGCTGTAGGAGCACAAACGATAGAACAGTTAGCATCAATTTTAGAAAAAACTCGAGATATTGCCGGAGTTATAAATTTACAATTATCTGGATTGGATCCTGTGATTAAAACAATAGTTAAGAGTATATCATTATCAAATCAGTTATTATTAAAAATTTGCGGTACCGAAGCAGTGAATTTAAATGATTTAATTGGAAATATTAATTCTATAGGTAATACTAATGATTTTATAAACATTACAATACAAGAATCAGTTACTAATGCAGATATAAATCGCAGATTTCCTAGTGATTTTTATAAAGATGTAAATGTTCCAGACGAAACCATTAATGAACGAATTCAAACAATTCGCGAAATATTACTACGAGGCTCTAGCGTGTTATCTGATTTACGTGAATCTCCATCTAAAATATTATCTGGTAATGGAGCTCCTGTTAGTGGTATAGGTAAATCTGGAGATTATTATACAGATGTTACTACTAATACTGTATATGGGCCTAAACCAACTGATAATTCTTGGTCGTAAATTACAATTGTAAATATTTATTAATAAAATAAAAACATTATGGAACAGTCAACAAAGTTTTTAAAAATTTTAAAACGAGTAGTAAGAGAAGAACTTCGAAATGTAATTAAAGAAGAACTTTCGGAGATACTACAAGAAGGGTTACAGTCTACAATTAATGAACTTAATACTACAAAAATTAATGAGTCTACATCGTATATTGAAAAGCCAGTAGGTAACCGTAAACGGTCTAATAAAAATAAAGTAGAATTTAATAAAAATAAATTTTCTAATATTTTAAATGGTACTGAGTCTTTAAAAGAAGCATCGCCGGTAGCTATGAATTCATCATATGGAGAGTTAATGAATGAAAACATAACAATGACTTCCGCAGATGCAATGAATTTTGGAGCTCAGCGAAACATGAAACGAGGTATGCCAATGCATCCAAGTATGGCAGCACCAGCAGTAATTCAAGATCCAGAAACTGGAAAAAATATGTCGGTAGATCCAGCTGTTGCAAATGCAATGACTCGAGATTATAGTGCATTAATGAAAGCGATAGACAAGAAAAAGAATAGATAAACAGATGGCATATCAGATAATAAATAGCAATACTGTTAATACCCCAACGGCTACCAGAGATCGCGTATTGGGTATTAGTTTAAATTTTAACGGTCCGGGTATATTCGAGCCTATTTATTTATCTGATACACAGGCGTTAGAAAATTTAAAAAATTTATTGTTAACGACTCCCGGGGAACGTATTGAAAATGTTACATTTGGATGCAATTTAATGAATGTCATTTTTGAACCAAATACAGATGATCTTAAAGAAAATATATCAGAAATAATAAGTGGGGCTGTATCTTTTTGGTTACCATATATTAGTTTAACTGGCATTGATATAAAATCAATCGTTGATGATCCAACACTAGAAAATATTGTAGAAATTTCTATAACATTTCAAGTAACCGGCACGATTGAAGAACAAACACTTAGTATACAATTAACAGAAAATGGCGTAGTTAATATTGGATAACAATGAATAATACAAAAGATATATCATATTTAGGAAAAGATTTTAATAGATTCAAACAGAATCTAGTTGATTTTGTTAAACAATATTTTCCAAATGATTATACAGATTTTAATGAATCATCTCCGGGAATGATATTTCTGGAAATGGCTTCTTATGTAGGGGATGTTCTGTCATATTACACTGATTCAAATTTAAAAGAATCGTTATTAACACAAGCACAGGAACGAACTAATATTACTGATATATCTAGAATGCTAGGTTATAATGTAAAAAGTGCAACGGCTGCTCATGTAGATTTAGATGTATATCAATTAGTACCATCTATCGGAAGTGGCGATTTAGTTCGGCCAGATTATACGTATGCGTTAACAATTAATTCCGGATTGCGCGTGGCTACACAAAATACAAATATAGAATTTAGAACATTAGATACTGTAGATTTTGCGTTTTCATCGTCATATGATACTACTGAAGTTACTGTGTATGAAAGTGATGATGCAACTAAGCAACCAACATATTATTTATTAAAGAAAAAAGTAAGAGCTGTTTCTGGAGCAGTAAAAACTGCTACATATACTTTTGGTTCGCCGGTACCATATGATAAAATTGTGTTACCTGATACTGGTATTATAGAAATAATAAGCATTGAAGAATCAGATGGAGATAATTGGTATAACGTACCATATTTAGCACAGGATACTATATTTGAAGAAGTTCCTAATTTAGCAGAGAATGATCCAGATTTAGCACAATATCGATCATCGGTAGGTAGTTTATTAAAATTAAGAAAAACTGCAAAACGTTTTGTAACTAAATTGAGATCTGATAATAGAACCGAAATTCAATTTGGTGCTGGTATATCTGATAATAATGATGAAGAAATCATTCCAAACCCAACTAATGTAGGGAATGGATTAGCAGGATTTCGTAAACCAATTGATGTAGATATCGATCCATCGAACTTTTTATATACAAGAGCATATGGACAAGCCCCAGCAAATACCACATTAACTGTTACATACACAATAGGAAATGGAATTTCGGATAACGTTCCAGCAAATGTATTAACTAACATACAATTTATTGAATTTACTGATGATGTAAATTCTAGCCAGGCTGCGTCTGTTTTAAATTTTGTTAAAAAAACAGTGTCTGTTAATAATCCAATTCCAGCAATTGGTGCTAAAACTATTGATACTATACAAGATATAAAAAATAATGCAGTTGGTAATTTTGCCACACAAAACAGATCTGTTACTGCAAATGATTATATTATACGATCATATTCAATGCCGGCAAGATTCGGCAGTATATCAAAAGCGTATATTGTACCCGATGATCAATTATCACAAAAACAATTAATTGAAACAAGAATAAATAATCCGATGGCAATGAACATGTATGTTTTAGGATATAATTCTTCGAAACAATTAACTGCATTAAATACAGCAATAAAAGAAAACTTAAAATCATATCTAGATTATTATAGAATTTTAACAGACGCAATTAATATTAAAGATGCATTTATTATTAATATAAGTATAGACTTTGAAATAACTACTAAATCGAATTATAATAGTAATGATGTATTAATTAGATGTTTAAACAATGTTAGAGAATTCTTTAATATTGATCGATGGCAAATCAATCAACCAATAATTAAATCAGAAGTTGTTAATATCATTGCAAATACCGATGGAGTACAAAGTGTAGTTAAAGTTGTCATGAATAATAAAGTAGATACTGATTTAGGATATTCTGGTAATTCATATGACTTAAGTTCAGCTACTAAGTCTGGAGTTATATATCCATCATTGGATCCTAGTATATTCGAAGTTAGATTTCCAAATTCAGACATACGCGGTAGAGTAGTAAATTACTAGTATTATATTTATATATAAAAGGAAATCATGGGTGTATTATCTGATAATAGAGCACAGATAACAGCTGGCGGACTTATTTCAGCAAGTTTTGTTTCAGATTTATATGATGTTTTAACAGGAAACACGGTTGAAAACTTAAGTTTATCTGGCTCTGTTAATATAACTGGTAGTTTGTTTGGGTCATTAACTGGTTCGGCTACTACCGCTTCATATGTATTAAATGC